CAATCCCCACAAAAGGGGGTTATAAATAATGGCGGCTCGTTATGGCTATAAAGAAAAAGTTACAGATGAGCAGCTAATTAATTTAATTGAATCAGGAGTTCAAAACTCTGTAGGTGATTGGCTGAATTCCTCTGATCTAGCTTATGAAAGAGTTAAAAGTACTTACGAATACGCAGGTATTCCTGCAGGACACTTGTCTCCCCAAGGGGTTTCAAGCATTGTAGATACATCTACTACAGAAACAGTAGAAGCTTATGCTGCAATTTTGTCTGATTTGTTTTTAAACAACCAAAGACTAGCTCGTTTTGTACCTTACAATGATACTCCGGGGGCTTTTAAGTCTGCCAAAGATGCATCATTACTTGTTAACTATTGTCTTTTTAAACAGAATGATGGTTGGTCTATACTAGAGTCATGGATGAAATGTGCTTTACTATGGAAGAATGGGATCATTCGTTGGGATTACGTAGAAGATTATGAGTATATCTTTGAAGAATACGAAAAGATTAATTCAGATAAGCTTGATGAAATACTAGCAGATGATAGTCTTGAAATTGTTGGTGATTTAAATTTTGAAAATGATGTACTACAAAATGGAGAGGCTGAAATTGTTTATGTAGATGTACGTCTACGTAGAAAAATAAATAAGTCAAAAGTTAAATTAGAACTTATTCCCCCAGAAAGTTTTAGAATATCTAGAGAGGCTTCCTCTATTGAGGATGCAGAATTCATTGGTCTTCAATCTACTTACACTCGTTCAGAGATGCGTAAGATGTGGCCTGAGATGTCTGAGTCTCTTACTGAAAACGATTGGGATGCATTAGGATCAAATAATTGGAACAGCAACTCTCGATACACTGAGGATGTTGCTGCAAGAAAACTTATTACAGGTCAAGAGTACTGGCAAGGTTCTGCTAGTCTAGACCTAACACCGCTTGAAGCAAACCGTGAAGTTACTGTAACTGAATGTTGGTTACGTATTGATCGTGATGGTGATGGTATTGCAGAGCTTAAAAGATTTATTATAGCAGGTAGCCATGTGCTATTAGAAGAAGATGTGGACATGGTCCCCCTTGCTTCTTTGTCCCCTATTAATATACCATTTGAGTTTTATGGATTATCCATTGCTGATTTCACTCGCTCATCTACTTTAGCATCTACAGCAATTCTAAGAGGGTTTGTTGAAAACACATATCTTACAAACTATTCTCCAAAACTTGCAGATCCAAATGTTGTAGACTTTAGTGCATTGCAAAATATGAAACCAAAACAAATCATACCAACCAACGGCAACCCTAACAATGCTGTGTCTGCTATGGTTCCTGAAGCTATGGCTACAGGTACTGTGCCTTTACTTGAGCATCTACAGATGGTTAAGGAACAAGCCACAGGTATGTCTAAGGCAGCGCAAGGTTTAAATGATACGTTGTATGTCTCTGGTAATTCAGAACAAAAAATGGCGGCAGTACAATCTGCATCACAAAAACGTATTCAACAAGTTGCTAGAAGGTTTGCAGAAACAGGATTTAAAAGATTATGTCTGGGTGTCTACCACACTTTACGTAAGTGTATGAATGAAAAAGTTACTTGTAAAGTAGCCCACTCGTTCTCTACAATTAATCCAGCTGATCTCCCTCATAATCTTGAATGTGAAATATTTGTAGATATTGGTGAAAATTCTAATCAAAACAAAATTCAAAAGCTTAGATCTTTAGGTCAAGAAATACTACCTGCATTAAAAGCGCAGGGTGTAGGCTTAATAATTAAACCAGAAGCTCCAGCTAATGTGGTTACACAACTGGTAGAAGCTATGGGTTTAGACTCTAATGATTTCTTTGTAGATTATACAGAAGATGAGTTTAAAGAAAAAGCAGCTAAGGCAATGGAACAACAAGCTAAACAAGCAGAACAAGCTAAACAAATGGAGTTAGCAAAAGCTCAAGCAGATATTGGTTTACAAGAAGCTAATGTCACGTACACTAAGGCTCAAGCTCGTAACACTTTAGATGATAACTCTCGTCAGATGGCAGTAGCTATTGATAGGCATTATCAAGAGTGGGCTGATCTAAATATTAAGTCTGTAAAAGAAGGTGCAACCCTAGAGGAGCATCCAAACTTTGACGCTATACTTAATATAGTTAAACAAATCATGGCCCCACCACAGGCCGCACAACAACAGGGTCCACCACAAATGGAAGGACCACAGGGTTAATATGGAAAAATATAGGAAGTCAGGCGAGAAGGTTCTGGGTAATAAAATTCATCCCGATGTGTTAGCAAAAGAAGCATTAGTAAATGCAGCCTTTGCATCTAAAGAACGTCAAGAGTTTTTTGATGACGCTTACGGTGAACTGCTAGTAACATATTTTATGCATTGGTTAAAGACTGAACCACATGAGACTAAGACAAGAGAGTTTATTTATAACTCTGCTTTGTCATTAGGTGATGTTCGTCAAAAACTAGTAGAGTATGAAATGCTAGGTAAGAATATAAAGTTCATGGAGGACAACAATGAGAACGATTGATTACGTAAAAGTTATCAAAAATATACAAGATATGATTAATTTACTGGAGTACGACTCTATGCGTAGCCCCGGTAAAACAAAAATGAATGCAGAAACTTTAGTGTCACTATACTCATTAAAGGATCGTTATGATGATGGTAATTCTAAACTAAAAGTAGAAGAGCCAATTAAAAAAACTGTAACTAAACCTACAGCAAAAACATCAACTACAAATAATTGAGGATAAAATATTATGGCTGAAGCAAAAGAATCTCTACCCAATACGGATGACATTCCTGCGGAAGTAAACAATGGTCTAACTGAAAATGAACTCTTGGATGCTGTTATGGCGCAATCACAATTTGTTGCCGAATCGCTACCCGATGAAGAGATTCCTGAAGTTGGCCCGTCTGAATCAGATACGGAAGACCCATATGGATCTGATGAAGTCGTTAATGGAGATGAAGAAGAAGTTGGATACGAAGATGAAGAAACAGAAGATGAGGATGCTGCGGCTACCCAAGAGACTGCTGTTTACTCTACGGAAGATTTAGACTTAGATGCAAAAGTTATTGTCAAAATAGATGGCAAAGAACAAGAAGTATCTTTTAGTGATCTTATTAAAGGTTACTCTACTGAACAATCTCTTTCTAACAAGGGTCGAGAGTTAGGTGAAGCTCGTAAGGAGTTAGAAGCCGAGCGTGAAACACAGCTTACTGAGATCAACAAGCTTGGTCAAGCAAGTGCAGCTGTGCTTCTTAATGGAGAACAAAATTTCGCAAAAGCATACCATGACATTGAAGCTAAAATTAGTAAAGCTCGTGCAGATGGTGACACTTTTGAACTTTCCGAATTGAAAGATCAACGTGAAATAGCACAACAAAATTATTGGAAAGCACGTAAAACACGGGAAGGTCTAGTAAAAAATATTGAACAGCAACAAGACAATATCAATGAAGGTTATTGGAATGAAGCTTTAGAATATTTTAATACTAGTATAGACCAATACATCCCCGGATTTAATGAAACAATAGCTTTAGAAATTAGAGAGTTTGCTCTCACTGAAGGTATTGCAGAAGAGGTTCTCGACACTGTCGTAGATCCTGTTATGGTTAAATTTGTAAATGATTATCGTCTTTTAAAACAAGGTGTAACAAAAGGACAAGCTAAACGCAAGTCTACGCCTAGTAAAAAAGTTCCAATTAAAAAAGCTAAATCTTCAACAAAAGCGCAATCAGATCAAGATGCTATGGTTAAAGCGAGAGCTTTTAAATCAGACTCATCTAATGACGATCAAATGGCTTTTCTAAAACAACTTGCTTCCCGATCTTTAGGTAATTAACAATTAACAATATTTCTTATATCGGAGAACAATAACAATGGCAATCGTTGCAGGTCGTGGCGTATCCACGGGTCGTGCTCAGGCAGACGTAACTTCAGGTCGCAATAATGCAGACGTTTCACAACGTGAAGACTTGGCAAATTTTATCACTATGATCACTCGTGAAGAGACACCCTTTCTCTCTTCTATCGGTAAAGCAAAAGCTACGGCTATTTACCATGAGTGGCAAACAGACGAACTGGCAACTCCGGGCAACTCTAAGTTGGCTGAAGGTACAGATTACGTCACACCGGGAGACACAGGCGCAGGTGACTATGTCGCTGGTGCTCATCTTGTTGGTCCACTTCGCTCACGCTTAGGTAACTACACTCAAATCAATGGTAAGTCTATTGCTGTATCCGGTACTCGCCGTGCAGTCGATCAGGCTGGTGTTGCTGATGAGTATGCTTACCAACTTAAAAAGCGTGGAACAGAACTTCGCCGTGACGTTGAGTTTGACATGGTTCATTCTTATAACGTTGCAAGTGGCGCAGGTACTCGTACTGCTGGTGGATTCCAAGCGTATATCCAATCAGCGGCTACTGTAGATTATCTTGGTGAGTACCAAGCTCCTTCAGCAGCTGGAACTGCAGCAGGTACTGACAATGCTGGTATCTCTCAGATTCGTTCTACTATTGCTGGCGCAGGTACTGCCCCTGATCGTGATCCTTTAGCTCTAGCTAATATTGATTCGGTCATGCAGAAAATCTACCAAGAGGGTGGAAAGGCAACTCGTATTATGTTGTCACCAAAGCTTCGCCGTGATTTCTCTGACCTAATGGTTGGAGATACAGGTGTTCGTAGAAACATTGATGGTGACGGAAAACTTCGTCAATCAGTTGATGTGTACATGTCAGACTTTGGAGATATCATGGTAGTTCCTAACTACATCATGGGTCTTTCAAATGTTGTCGCAGTTAAGGGTGAAAACAATGTTGCTCACACTGGAACAGGTCGTCCTGATGTAGCTGACTTTGCTGCATTGATCTATGATCCAATGTGGTTTAATGTTGCTACACTACGTCCACTCACAGAAGTAGACGTTGGTCAAAAAGGTGATTCAACTGTCGGAATGATGATTGAAGAAACAACACTAGAAGTTCGTAACCCTAAAGGTTGCGGTGCTATCTATGGTCTTGAGTAAGACCTAGCAGAGGGGGACTTTATGTCCCCTTCTTTTTTTTAAATTATTTGGGAGTAATAATTTATGTTAGTTATTAAAAGTACTAGTACTGCGGTAATATATCCAGCAGACAATTGTTCATGGAAAGAAGCCGCTGTATCAGCTGGTGGGTATTCTATTAACACAGCGAATTTTTATGGTACGGGAAGTGCAGTTTCAATTGCAAATCCGGTATTAGGTTTTATTGGCAAGTCAGGTAGATTTGTTCAAGTTTCAGCAGCTTAAGGATTTAATATGGCAAAGTGGAAAGTAGGGGATAAGATGAGTCCCGGTTCTCTTAAGGGGACATTTGAGTATACTTCAGGTGCAGCAAAAGGTGATTCTACGTGGGTAGTTGAACAAGATGAAAAACCTTTTCTTGAAAAAGCAAAACAAGAAAGGGACAATGGTCAACGAAAAGATATTGGCTATAAGAAGTTTGCAACCATACCTGATATTGTAGCTATTGATATCCTTAGTAAATATGGAATTGATATACATAAGCCTGAGACAATGCAAGATAAAACATTAATGACAAAGTTTAAAAATATTATTAAATCAGAGTACGCATATTTATTGTCGTACTAATCCTTATTGGGAGGAACAACTATGAGAAGTTATAATGACCTAATAGGATTAGTCCGAAATTGGTCAAATAGAGATGAAGAGGTTTTATCTGATGCAATTATTGGTGATTGTTTAACCTATGCTGCAGACAAATCTTATCGTCATCTTCGTGTTCCTCCATTGGAACAAACAGTCAGCTACACTTCTGAGGTGTTAGCTGCAAACACATCTAGTTCTAATAATGGTGGTATCTCGATTACCTCATTAAATATTCCTAGTAACCTTATAGAATTTATACAGATTCGTGGTATTGGAAGTAATAACCAAACAACACGGGTCTTTAATGAAAAAACAGATATCAGAACATTTTATGATATGTATGCTGAGAAGTATAGTTCATTAGCTTATTGGACAAGAAAAGGAAATAATATTCTTTTATCTCCGGGGTTTCAAAACAACTCTGCTAATGGTACAGAGTCATCAGTAGAACTTTACTATTATAAAAGACTTTATGACTTATCTGCACGTTATGATGTAACTGCTGCTAATGCAAACATAAGTGAATCATATATAGTAGAAGCTACTGTTGCAAATCCAGCACCTACTAATTTAGCTACAGGTGCTACAGTAAGTACTACTAATCTTAAAAAAGTACAATATACTTTAAGTGATGTGGTTCAATCAACTGTTTATTATGAAGCAACAGTTGCAGATGGGGATATACCTGCAGCCCCTGCATTACAAGAAAGAACAATAGTAACAAAATCTTATTATGGTGCAGAAGTTTCTAATTGGTTAAAAGATCAAAATGAAAGAGTATTATTAAATGGTGCTTTAGCAGAAGTCTTCTTTTATTTAGCAGAACCTGAATCCGCTACTCAATACGCTAGCTTATTTTCCGCAGAGATTAATGAATTAAACACAGAAGAAAGAAAAAGAAAATCTTCTGGTGGTAATGTTCAAGTTAATTTTAATGGAAATAATTTAATTTAACTAAGGGATATTATCTTATGTCTGATCCTACCATTTCTTCAAACAACTCCCAAGGTGGAGTTTTTGAAACTTCTTTAGATGAACTACAAATAGATGTTGTCTCTTCTAGTGCAACTAGTTCTTCTGTTAGCCCTGTTTCTGTAGCATCATCATCAGGCCAAGGTAGTGTCTTTCAAACTGAAGATCAAACAAACTTAGATACACAAACAAGTCAAGCACTTTTACAACTAGATGCATTAAAAAATACAGCAGTCTCTGCATCTACTGACGCAGTTACAGCTAAAGTTGCAGCAGAATTAGCACAAAGTAATACAGAAACTTTACTAGATAACTTTGATGATAGGTATTTAGGTTCTAAAAGTGCAG